ACGTAAGGAGTCGTCGGCAGCGTCAGATGTGTATAAGAGACAGATTTGAACCTGTATGGTCTATTGATGTAGCTCTTGACGAGACTAATAAAGCTATCGTTGAGGCTGACGGTTTAAAGGTTAAGAACAAGGGTGATGAGCGTGGTGACTTTGTTACCATCAAGCGTAAGGTTCAGGGTAAGAACCGTGATAATAATCCACCTGAAGTTGTGGATGCGCAGAAGCGTCCTTTCCCTTCCGATAAGTTGGTTGGTAATGGTTCACTCGTTAACGTGCAATACAAGCCGTATGAGTGGACTTGGAAAGGTAATGCTGGTATAGGTGCAGACCTATCTAAGATTCAAGTCGTTGAGTTGGTAGAGTACGAAGATGAAAACAGCGAAGACTTTGATGTTGTTCCTTCTGGCTACTCTGGTACGGCAGAGTTGAATGACGAAGTACCATTCGGTAACTAAGTAAACTTCACGGGAGCAACTACACAGAGAATGGTTGCGGGCTGGCTTGTGTTTGCGGTGGGTACGCCAGCATCTTTTAAATAAACAGAAGAGACATCTTATGAAACATGAAGATTTTATGAAAGCTAAACAAGCTGAACTAAATAATCAATGGATGCGAACCAAAGCCGATCAAGCCAATCTACAGTCTGACAATGTAGACATGGTTAATTCACCACCTCACTACAACCATGCAGGTATCGAATGTATTGAAGCAATCGAAGCTGCATTAACTCCTGAAGAGTTTCGTGGTTACTGTAAAGGAAACAACATCAAGTATACATGGCGTGAGAACTACAAGAATAAAGATGAAGACCTAGCTAAAGCAAACTGGTACTTGAGTAGACTACTAAAACAAGGGAAAGAATAATGGCTCATATTAACACACTTATAGATGACATATACAAAACACTTGAGAATGGTATTGATCAGCCTAGCGTAAAGAAACGTGATGCTATTTATAAGTGTGGCACAGAGGTCATGGCGGCTATTACAAATGCTGTTACTGAAAGACGTGACCAAGATAATCCAACCTTACGTATGTCACAGATTGGCAAGCCATCACGTCAAGTATGGTATGACATGAAGAAGACAGATCGTGAAGCCTTGACCGGGCAAACAAAGATTAAGTTTTTGTTTGGTGATATTCTTGAATCACTACTTCTTTGTCTTGCCCAACTTGCAGATCACGAAGTATCAGAACAACAAAAGACAGTAGAGGTTGAGGGCATCAAAGGCCACACCGACTGTCGTATTGATGGAGTATTAGTAGATGTCAAGTCAGCATCGCCCTATGCTTTTAAGAAATTTAAGGACGGTACGTTGTCCTATGATGATCCCTTTGGTTATATTGCTCAAATTTCTGGGTATGCCGAAGCCCAAGGTGACACTGAAGCAGCGTTCTTCGCAATAGATAAATCATCTGCAGAACTTGCTCTGTTGAAAGTTGAATCAATGGAGATGATCAATGCTAGTGACCGTATTAACGAGTTAAAACAAGTGGTGGATAAAGACACACCACCACCTCGTTGTTATTCAGATGAAGCTGATGGTTCTTCTGGTAACCGTAAGCTTGCTATTGGTTGTGTGTATTGTCCCTTTAAGAAAAGCTGTTGGTCTGATGCAAATGGTGGCATGGGATTACGTGGTTTCAAATACTCTAATGGTGTACGTTACTTAACAGTTACTGCAAAGGTTCCAAATGTTGAAGAGGTTACTGTATGAAAAAGTCTACAAAGCGTCAAAGAAGAAACGCAAAAGACCATAAGTACAGAAGCAATTCAGAGTTATCTTGCAGCGAACAGTTAGCAAATAATAAAATTGATTTTCAATATGAACCATATCCCATAGCTTATGAATGGTATGAGAACAAGAAATATATTCCTGACTTCATACTACCTAACGGTGTCATTCTAGAAGTTAAGGGTAGGTTCATGTTGGAAGATCGAAAGAAACATTTGTTTATTCGTGACCAACATCCTGATATAGATATAAGATTTGTATTTGATAATCCTTACCGCAAACTATACAAGGGTGGTAAGATGACATATGCAGATTGGTGTTACAAATATAATTTTAAATTCTGTAAATTAAATGAAGGCGTTCCTACCGAATGGTTTAAGAATGTCTGAAACAGAAATCAATATTGTATTAAGTGACGATGCTCAAGTTAGTATTTCCTCACCAGAAAAAACATTATACCTAGCAGTAATATTACAGGCATTACTAGATGCAACAAAGCCAGCATATGCAGGAGAGCCTGATCAAGCTGTAATAGATAGAGACAGAGCTATAGCCTGGTTCTTTGCTTCAGTTGGCGTTACTGCAGAAGACTTCAGAGAAGTATGTGACAGTGCAGGTGTAGACCCTGATTACATGAGACAATTTGCTTTTCGTGTACTCAAGTCTGGCGAAGTAGACTTTGTTCGCCGCAGAATAAATGCTATTCTTGGTCACTAATTCTATTGCAATCCTTATCCTAATGTGATACTATTATCTTTCGTCACATTCAAATCCGGGAGAGATATAAATGAATAACCAATTACCAACAGACTATCAAAACTTTATTGCACTTTCACGCTATGCTAGGTGGAAAGAAGATGAACAAAGAAGGGAAACATGGAGTGAAACAGTTGCACGTTACTTTGACTATATGGCTAATCACTTGGCTAGTAATAATGGGTATAAGTTACCTGACACCTTGAGATCAGAACTAGAAGAAGCAGTACTCAACCAGTCTATCATGCCTAGTATGAGGGCTTTGATGACATCAGGACCAGCGTTAGATCGTTGTCATGTTGGCGGTTATAATTGTTCGTATGTTCCAGTAGATAGTCCTCGTGCCTTTGACGAAACCATGTACATTCTTATGTGTGGTACAGGCGTAGGCTTCTCTGTTGAGCGACACAATATTGAAAAGCTTCCTATCGTTAATGAAGATTTCCATGAGACTGACACAGTAATTAAGGTTGGAGATAGCAGACCAGGTTGGGCAAAGTCTCTTAAAGAACTTATTGCTATGTTGTATACTGGACAAGTTCCCAAGTTTGATGTGAGTGAAGTACGCCCTGCAGGTGCAAGGCTAAAGACATTTGGTGGACGTGCATCGGGACCACAACCACTGATTGAATTGTTTAATTTCTGCATTGAGAAGTTTAAGGGTGCAGCAGGACGTAGACTTTATCCTATTGAATGTCACGACATCATGTGTAAGATTGGTGAGGTTGTAGTTGTTGGCGGTGTACGCCGTTCAGCCTTGATCAGTCTGTCTAATCTTAACGATGATCAGATGGCACATGCCAAGTCAGGTCAGTGGTGGGAGAATGAAGGTCAACGTGCATTGGCTAATAACTCTGTAGCCTACAAGCAGAAGCCAGAGATGGGTACATTCATGCGTGAATGGTTGTCATTGTACGACAGTAAGTCAGGTGAACGTGGTATCTTCAACCGTGAATCATCACGTAAGCAAGCGGCAAAGAACGGTAGACGTGATGCTAATCAGGACTTTGGTTGTAATCCTTGTTCTGAAATCATCCTACGTCCTTACCAGTTCTGTAACTTGTCAGAGGTTGTAGCACGTGAGACTGATACACTTGTATCCTTGAAAGAAAAGGTACGTCTTGCTACCATTCTTGGTACATTCCAAGCTACTCTCACAAACTTTAAATACCTTCGTAATATCTGGAAGAAGAACACAGAAGAAGAACGGTTGCTTGGCGTATCACTGACTGGTATCATGGACTGTGCGGCTTTACACAAAGGTAAAGAGATAGGTGACACACTAGAGATGCTACGTGTTACTGCCGTTGAAGCTAATGCAGCTATGGCATTTGAACTGGGCATCGAACAATCTGCTGCTATCACTTGTGTCAAGCCTAGTGGAACTGTATCACAACTTGTTGATAGTGCTAGTGGTATTCATGCACGTCACAATCCTTATTACATTCGTACTGTACGTGGTGATAACAAAGACCCATTGACACAGTTCTTAATCTCACAAGGTATTCCTAGTGAGCCAGATGTAATGAAGCCTGATAGTACTACAGTGTTTAGCTTCCCAATGAAGTCACCAAAGAATGCAGTGACACGTACAGGTATGTCAGCTATTGAACAGCTTGAACTGTGGTTAACCTATCAGCGTCATTGGTGTGAACACAAACCATCAGTCACTATCTCTGTAAAGGAACATGAGTGGATGGCTGTAGGTGCGTGGGTATACAAACACTTTGATGAGGTATCTGGTATTAGCTTCCTACCATTCAGTGAGCATACATATCAGCAAGCACCTTATCAGGACATTGATGCTGACACGTATAAAGAACTGGCATCTAAAATGCCAAAGAATGTAGACTGGTCTTTGCTTCGTGAGTTTGAAAAGGAAGACACTACATCAGGTGGACGTGAGTTGGCCTGTACCGCAGGTGTCTGTGAGATAGTTGACCTCAATGCAGCCTAAAACAGTCTGGAAAACAGGTGAGGGGTGGGTACAACATAACCCACCTCAACACCATCCAAGTAAAAAAGAATGGGAAAAACACAAGGAAAAACAAAATGATAAATCAACTTGATCTTTTTTTACCTAACGATAATCTTTATGAAGACTTGGAATATCGTGATATATCAGAGATAGCAATAGACTTTGGAGAAGGTACATTAAAGAAAGAGGATTTAAAAAGAACTAACAATTTTTTATCTTCTATTCCACGTGGTAAATACTTTATATATAAAGGTGGATCTAAACATAGATTAGAAAAGTATGGTGACCAAGATGACTTTCCTTTTATCATAACTTCCGAAGGTAAAAAACTAACATTTAATTATAGTAGAGATGTGTATCCAGCAGTTGTATTTACAGATAAGGGTATATCTAAATCTTATAAGGTACAT